TTACTTCAGATGCTCCTATCGCAACCGAAGCGGTAGAAGCTGCAAAGTCTGAGCCTGTGGTCGTAGTGGCAGCTCAGTCTGTTGCCTATACAAAGCCACGCTCACCAATCAATTCAAAAGCAACTTACTTGGAGCATTCAGTTCGTGCTGCACTAGGTTCAGAGGAAAGCCGTCAATATGTAATGGCTGCTGACACAACCGGCACAGTTGCTGGCTTAATTCCAACACCACAATCAACAGAGATCATCAATGGTCTGTCAAATGCTGATCGTGGATTAATCGATGCTCTATCTCGTGGCACACTTCCTGCTGCTGGTATGACATTCGAAATTCCTAAAATTACAGCTGTGCCAACAACTACCCTAGAGGCAGAGGCAGCAGCAATCGACACAACCGATATGACTTCATCATTCGTTTCTGTTGATGTTAAAAAATTTGCTGGCGGACAAACATTCTCAGTTGAACTTCTAGATCGTTCATCTCCAGCATTCTTTGATGAATTAGTTCGTCAAATGGAATTTGCTTATGCAAAGACCACAGATTCATATGTTGCAGGAGTTTTAGGATCATCTTGCTCACTTTTGACAGCAACAGCAGATAACACAGCTGCTGGACTTCTAGCATATGTATCAGGTGCTGCTGCATCTGTTTATTCTGGCTCACTTGGATTTGCTCGCAACTTAATTGTTAATAGCACTCAATGGGGCAACATCATGGGCTACAACGACAGCGGTCGCCCAATCTACAATGCTTCTCAACCTCAAAACGCTGGTGGAAATGTAGTTCCTACATCACTTCGTGGAAATGTTGCTGGCTTGGATCTTTATGTTTCTCGCTCACTTGATGGCTACACAACTGGAGATCAGTCAATGATCGTTGTAAATCCAGATGCTTTCACATGGTATGAGAGCCCACGCTTAACACTTCGTTCCGACATTACAGCAACTGGTCAAGTATCTGTTGCTTACTACGGCTACGGCGCACTAGCAGTAAAACTTGCTGGTGGCGGAGTTTGGTTCAACAAGAACTAAATTAGTTTAACTGAGTGCCTAGGGTTGCTCCCGATCCTAGGCATCCATTAAGGGAGTAAGGAGATGACATGCCAACCATAATTACAGCCTCACAGCTGAGAAGCGTGCTTGGCGTGTCGTCTGCTTTATATGATGATACTTATTTGAACCAAATTATTGATACAGCAGAAACTGTTATTCTGCCAATGCTTACAACATTCAAAAGTCCAATTCAAGCGACTTCATTGTCAGACAATGTTGCTACATTTACAACACTAGGAATTCATGAATTTACCGAAGGACAATCAGTTGTCATCACAGGATGCGGAAGCCCTTACAACGGAACAAGAGTTGTGCTGGCAGATAATCTTGGACAATATACCTTTTCGCAATCAATCACTAATGCCGACATACTCGAGGCTAATGTCATCCCATCCGGAGTTGCTGCCCTTTCTGGCGGATCAACTTATGTTGGAAATGCAGCTGTTCAATCAGCCGTCTATACCGTTTCAGTCGAAGTTTTCCAAGCCAGACTTGCCGGCGGAGGACAAATCGAAGGAGTAGATTTTACAGCGACACCATTTAGAATGGGTCGATCACTTTTCAATAAATGCGTTGGTTTGTTGGGATCATATATTGATCCTGAAAGCATGTGTCAATAAATGCCTAACGAAACAATTCTTCAACAAATCCGCACACCTTTAGCAACTGCTTTATCTACTGTTGCGGGCAATGTATACGCTTGGGTTCCAGAGTCTATAATTCCCCCAGCAATTGTGTGCGTTCCAGATTCTCCGTATCTTGAATTTGAAACAATAAGCAAAACAAACATTCGGGCTAAAATTAATATGACGATCACAGTTGCAGTTGCATACAACAGCAATCCAGCATCGCTCGACAATATCGAGCAATTAATCATAAGTGTTCTGGCAGTCATCCCAGTTGGATACATTGTCAGCTCGGTTGAAAGACCGACAGTTTCACAAGTTGGTGCATCAACGCTGCTTATCGCAGATGTTCGAGTATCTACCTACTACACACAAACAGTATAAGGAGAAATCATGGCAACAGTCGTAATTACCGGTCGTGATGTTGGTTTATCTTTCACAGGTGGAACAGATATTCAAGCACAAGCGACAAATGCAGTTCTAACCAAAGTCAATGAGCGTCAGGTTTATCAGACTATGGATGGCGAAGCATACAAGACAACAAACATTTCAGGAACATTCCAATTGGATATGTTGGCTGATTGGGGCAAGGCAAACTCAGTTTGCGAGGCTCTATGGGCTGCTGCTGAAAGCGCACCAGATACAGATATCAGCATGACACTTACAGCTGCATCAGGAGCACAATTTGTGTTTCCAGTAAAGCCTGAGTTTCCAACTGCTGGTGGTTCAGGTGTTGATGCTCAGACAGTATCATTCACATTCACAGTATCTAAAGGCGCAGTAGTAGAAACTTTTAGTTAAAAACTAGCAACGGGAGCAAAATGAAATTACCAATTACAATTGAATACAGCTCAGGCGAGCAAGCAACATATATTGCCCAACCGCCTGAGTGGGCGAAATGGGAAAAGCAGACAGGACATGTCATTGGACAAGCATCCGAGAAGCTGGGTATTTGGGATCTTATGTTTTTGGCTTATCATGCTCATAAGCGTGAAGTTGCCGGAAGCAAGCCAATCAAACCACTGGATATTTGGATGGAAACAGTAGCCGATGTCATTGTCGGTGATGCAGACCCAAAAGCCACAAAGCAGGAAGCCTAAGCAGATTATTGGTTGAGTTGGCAATTGCAACTCATATTCCAATGAGTGAATGGGTTGATGCGGATGACATATTAACAGCGATCGAAGTATTGGAGGCGCGACATGGCAGTTAGTACCGAACGCTCAATTGCTTATGATAAACGCGAACTTAATAAATTTGCAGCTGTTTTAAGAACAATGAACGAAACTGCTGTAAAAGAAACAAAGCGTAGAATCCAAGAACTTGCTCAAAAAGAATTATCAGAAATTAGACGCATTGCTTCATCTCGCGGTAAAGCAGCAGATCGTATTGCTCAAGGCGGTAAAGTAAAAGCATCATCATTACTTGGCGAAATATCTTTTGGTTTTGCTGGTCAAAAGTTTTCAGGTGGAGCAACAACTCAATTTAACACTCGAAATGATGCTAAAGGCAATCGCAAAGGTATTGGCGCAGCTACTGAATTTGGTTCAAACAGATACCCACAATTTCCGCGTTGGTCAGGCGGAATGGGCAAAGGTGCTGGATCTAGAGGTTGGTTTATTTATCCAACTATCAGACATTTACAACCAACAGTCATTAAAGAGTTTGAAGAAATAATTTTGGAAATTAGAAAAGAGTGGGCTGATGGCAAGTAGAACCTTAACGCTTTCCCTTGCTGCTGATATTGATAATCTGCAAAAAGGATTAAAGAAAGCCGATGATGAGATACAAACCTTTGGAGATAAGGTCGGAGCATTTGGAAAGAAAGCTGCTGCTGCATTTGCGGTCGCTGCTGCCGCCGCCGTTGCCTATGGTACTAAATTAGCTGTTGATGGGGTCAAGGCTGCAATAGAGGATGAGCAAGCACAATTAAGGTTAGCCCAAGCATTAAAGACTGCCACAGGGGCAACTGATGACCAAATAAAGGCAACTGAGGCAATGATCCTCAAAACATCTTTAGCAACTGGCGTGGCGGATGACCAATTGCGTCCAGCAATGCAGAGGTTGGCGGTTTCGACAAAATCAACTGAGGAAGCCCAAAAGTTATTAAGCCTAGCATTAGATATAAGCAAAGGATCTGGAAAAGATTTAGAACAGGTTGCCAATGCGTTAGGTAAGGCTCAAGATGGCAATACCACAGCTCTTGGCAGATTAGGACTTGGATTATCAAAGAGCGAACTTGCAACTCTTTCATTTACTGAAGTTCAACAAAAACTTTCAGATCTTTATGGTGGATCAGCTAGTGCAAACGCTGAAACATTCCAAGGCAAGATTGATCGATTAAAAGTAGGATTTGATGAAGCAAAAGAAAGTCTTGGAGTTGCTTTATTACCACAGGTTGAGCGATTTATTGGATTCTTAAATAACACAGGTATCCCAACTCTCAATGCATTTATTGCAGGATTAACTGGGGATCAGGGTTTAAGTGCAGGATTACAGGAGAGCCAAAGAAGTGCTGAAAGTCTAGGCAAAGGAATTTCTGCTGTGGCTGGCATCATTCAAGGATTCATTGTATTCCTAAGAGAAGCAATTGGGTTAATCATAAGCCTTGCAAATGAAAGCATTAGGGTTATCAACTTGATTAAGCCCGGAGCAGATATTGGATCAATTTCTAACATTTCTCCAAGTAGCAAAAAACTAGAAAATTTGGCTGGACAAGTTGGAACTCCATTTGGTCAAGCAGGTGGCAACACCACAAACATTTATGTTTCATCTATTGATAGCGAAGGTGCTGCAAGATCAGTTGCTAAAGTATTAAATAACAGCGCATCAAGATCAGTTCCACAGCTGTATAACTCAGGCATCAAGGGCGGATAATGACTGTATTTACTCCCGATTGGAAACTAACAATCAATGCGGTTGAATACACAAATGTTGCAATATCTGACATAGCCCATCAGGCTGGTCGTGAGGATATTTACTCTCAGCCCAATCCATCTTATATGCAAATTGAATTGGTTGCCTTAAACAATGAAAACTATAATTTGCAAGTCAATGATGGAATAACCCTCCAAGTTAAAGACAGCACCGACACATACCGAACTTTATTTGGTGGCAACATTACAGACATAACAACAGAGGTTGCAACTGCAAGCAGTATTACTGAAACCTTTACTTATACCATTCTTGCTTTAGGTTCGTTGGCTAAGTTGCCAAAAATAATCTATGACGGCACATTGGCTCGAGATGATGACGGCGATCAAATATATGAATTGCTTTCAGAGTTATTTTTGAACAATTGGAATGAAGTGCCAGCAGCTGAAACTTGGTCTGGCTACGATGCAACAATTACTTGGGCAAATGCTGAAAATGTAGGACTCGGTGAAATTGATCGCCCCGGAGTTTATGAACTTGAAAATCGAACTGCCGATCCTGACACTACTTACAACATTGCAAGCCTTATCGCCAACAGCGCACTTGGTGTTTTGTATGAGGACAATGAGGGTCGCATCTCCTATGCTGATACAACTCACAGACAGAATTATTTAGCCAACAATGGATACACAGAGATTTCAGCAAACACCGCCATTGGTGCAGGATTGAAGGTTTTAACTAGAGGCGCAGATGTTCGCAATGAGATTATCCTTAATTACGGCAATAACTATGGATCACAAAAAACTGCAATTGACCTGACTAGTATTGCAACTTTTGGCTATCGAGGTGAAACCCTAAATACAGTCTTGCATGATGCTACCGATGCTCAAGCTGTGGCTGATCGCTTTATTGCCCTTAGATCTTATCCAAGAGCCTTATTTGACAGCATTACATTTCCATTGACTAACTCAGCCATTGATGATGCTGACCGAGATGCGCTACTTCAAATATTTGTGGGTCAGCCAATGCGAATAACAGACTTGCCTGTTCAAATAGCCTCAACTCAACAATTTGAGGGTTATGTTGAAGGTTGGCGTTGGAGCACTAGGTTCAACGAATTATTCTTAACCATAAATCTAAGCCCAATTGAATTTTCTCAAGTAGCACTTGCTTGGGATCAAGTATCAGCCTCAGAGGCTTGGAACACTTTATCCGCTATACTAACATGGGAAAACGCGATAGGAGCAGTAGCCTAATATGGCAAACACAACGAATTATAATTGGGAAACACCGGATGACACAGATTTGGTTAAGGATGGCGCAGCCGCTATCCGCACTCTTGGTTCATCTGTTGATACAACCACAAAAGCATTAAATCCATCTACAACACTTGGCGATATTGAATATCGATCAGCAACAGCAAATACAAATACAAGACTTGGAATTGGAACAACTGGACAAGTTTTATCTGTTGTTGGTGGAGTGCCAGCATGGGCAACTTCTGATGATGCTAATGCAATTCAAAATGCAATTGTTGATGCTAAGGGAGATATCATTGCGGCGACTGCTGCTGATACACCTGCAAGATTAGCGGTCGGTGCAAATGGAACTGTTTTAACTGCCGATAGTGCGGAAACTACTGGATTAAAATGGGCTGCACCTGCTAGTGGTGGTGCTTACACTTCATTGGCAACTGGCACATTATCTGGAAGTTCAGTTGCAATTAGTTCAATTAGCCAATCATATGTAGATTTATATTTAGTTTTGGATAACGTCTATTTCACAACTGACATAGACTTGAACTTCAGAATAAATAACGACACAACCGCATCAAGACATTTATTAATTAATCAGGCTATGCGAAGCGGCTCCGTTAGTAATGTTGGAAATACTGCAACTCTAGTAAATATAACATATTGGGGTCAAGAGAGCGCATCAAATAATTCTCATTATACCATTCATTTTTTAGATTATACTAAGGTGCAAAAACAAACTGGTTTTGCAACTGCAATTTATGAAACGGATAACAATACCAATGGAATTGTGTTAACGACTTGGGGTTATGGTTTTGCAGATAACATTGACAGAATAGACATAATTACGCCTGGCACTTTCTCAGGTGGAACTTACACACTTTATGGGGTTAAATAATGAATATGATAAAAATACACAATGTTGAAACTGACGAAGTAATTGAACGAGAGATGAACGCTGAAGAATTGGCTCAATGGGAAGCCGATAAAACAATATCAGTACAACGCAAAGCCGAAGCCCAAGCAAAGGCTCAGGCTAAGGCTGAATTGCTTGAGCGTTTAGGCATAACTGCTGACGAGGCTAAATTACTCTTAGCATAATCTTGAGGAATTGTGCCGATGAAACCCTATCTATCTAAAGCAGCTGTTCAATTGCGGGAGCAAATTGATGATTGTTTTTTAGAAAGATCGAGAAAATCGGATGGTTGGATTTCAGACGCTAGGCATCAAAAAGTAAAATCCGATCACAACGCTTTGCCGTCGGGTGAAGTTTGTGCCATTGACATTACAGCTGATCTAGGTCAAGCCGAAGGCATATCTGCCTACCTTGCCGATCAAATCCGAATTGCTGGCAAAACAGATAAGCGGATCAAATATGTAATTCACAATCATCATATTGCCAGCAAACTATTAAATTGGCGTTGGCGTAAATACAAGGGCATCAATCCTCACACTAAGCATATTCATATTTCATTTTACCCAAAACAATCAGGAGAGTTCTTTAATATCCCACTACTAGGAGGCAACTAATGAAACTATCAAACAAACACAAGGCTGCAATTAAGTCATATTTAAGAGCTGTGGCTGCTTCCGGCATTACTGTCTTGTTGGCAATTGTCGCTGATATTCGACCAGAGTTTGCAATTCTTGCCGGTGCGTTAGTTGCACCTATCGCAAAAGCACTTGATCCAAAGTCCGGTAAAGAAGCTGATTATGGAATCAATGCGAAATGACAGCAAACGAATGGGTTGGTATCGCCGTTGGCGTATCCGCCATATCAACAAGTTTGTTGCTGGGTCTGCGCTGGGTTATTAAATCCTACTTACAAGAATTGAAGCCCAATTCTGGAAGTTCGATCAAAGATCAAATTACACGACTTGAACAGCGTGTCGATGATCTATTTGCTTTAATCTCTAAGCGATAATTTTATTTATGGCGAACACTCGAAAACCTATCAAACGCAAAAAGATCAATCGTCGTGTCGTTCGCCAATCTCCTGAACCATTAACAAAGATAGATCAGCATTACACCGCATTGCATGAATGTTATAAAGCAGCTCGTAAAGCAGGATTTACACCAGAGCACGCATTCTGGTTGATGACCGAGCATAAGACTTTTCCTGATTGGATCGTAGGCGATGGCGGAATTATTCCTTCCATAGATCCAACTGACGATGAGGATGACGATTAAGCGATACTTAGTAATAAGTGATTTGCAAATTCCCTATCATCATGAAACAGCCGTCAAGAATGTTATTAAGTTGGCAAAGCGTGAAAGATTTGACAGCGTTCTATGCGTTGGCGATGAGATCGACTTTCAAACCATTAGCCGTTGGGCTGAAAAAACACCTTTGGCTTATCAACAAACTTTGGATGATGACCGCACAGCTACTCAAGAAATACTTTGGGCTCTCACAGAGCACAGCCGAGAGGCTCATATTATCCGCAGTAATCATACTGATCGCCTATATAACACTTTATTAAAAGTTCCGGGAATGATCTCACTTCCCGAATTGCAGTATGCCAAATTTATGGATTTTGAATCTATGGGCATTACATTCCACAAGACATTCTTTGAATTTGAAAAAGGCTGGATCTTGGCTCATGGCGATGAAGGCAACATGAATCCCAACGCTGGACAAACTGCCCTTAATCTAGCCAAAAAGGCTGGTAAGAGCGTGGTTTGTGGTCATACCCATAGACTAGGTATGTCAGCCTACTCAGAGGGGCTCTACGGGGCTTACAGACCCCTTTACGGAGTAGAAACTGGCAATCTCATGAACCGAGCAAAAGCGTCTTACACAAAAGGGCTTGCCAATTGGCAAATGGGTATAGTCATTATGGATTGGGATGGCAAAAATATGAATGTGCAGATGATCCCAATAAATAAAGATGGCAGTTTTACAGCTCTTGGAAAGTCTTATGGGGCGTGAAACAGACTATATCGACCGCACGATTGATGACCATATCGATGATGTTGAGGATATTGGCGTTATCTAATCGTTATAAAACACGCCGATAAATTATTGGCTTAAAAACTTGATTTAGGTCAAACTTTATGTATTCACAGAGATGCTGTGGATATGTAGGGAGCGACATGAAAAGCACAAAAATGCAAAAAGCAAATTATGAAAAGTGTATAGAATGCCAAATTGCAGCTGAATACGATTTTAGCCAACATGGATCTACCGAAGGTTTTATCTATTGCGATGCGTATGAAAACAGCATAAGCAAAATGAAATTGATGATTGCAAACTCATGAAATTAGACCTTAGCAATAGAGGCGCAGCTTTAGATTACGCTGAACGAGGATGGGCAGTTTTGCCATTAAAACCAAGAAAAAAAGATCCGCACTTTGACTTGGCTCAAAGGGCTTACCTATCAGCTACAACCGACCAGAAACTTATCAACTTTTGGTTTGACTATGATGAAAATATCAACATTGGAATAGCCTGTTATCAGTCAGGCTTAGTTGTATTTGATATTGATTACCGCAATGGCGGTCAATTACTGCCAGAGTTCGAGCCAACCTATACAGTTCAAACTGGTGATGGCTTGCACCTCTATTACACAACTGATAAATCTGATGTTTTCAAAGGTAAGTTAGTTGATGGAATTGATATTAAGTGGAAGGGTTATGTTGCAACTGCACCATCAATTCATCCGTCAGGAGCAAGATATACAGTAATCGATGACCGAAATCCGGTTGCGATGCCAAAAGCAATAAGGGAGATGGCAACAAAATGACCGCAAAAGATGACATGCTACAACTGGCTTGGATATTCATGGGTTTAGGTATCGGCGCATGGATTATTCATGAAATCAAACTTAGCGCACAAAATCGCTACTACTGGATTGGTCGTAAGGATGGGTGGGATATGCACCGCCGTATGATTGATAACAAGCAAAAGTCTGATGAAGTATTTGACTATGACAAAAACTGAGCAATTGCTTGATGATGTCATTACTACGATCCAACAGCGTGGAAGTGTCTATGGACATCCATACTATAACCACAAACGAATTGCAGGTCTTTGGTCTGCATATCTCGATTTTCCAATCACACCACACCAAGCTGCATTATGCATGGCACTTGTCAAGGTTTCTCGGCTTAGTGAAACCTCAGATCATTACGACAGTATCAAAGACTTCATTGCCTATGGGGCTGTATATAACACAGTTCTCGAAGCAGTCAAAGATGACCAATTTGAATGGGGTGATAAGTAATGGCATTTAATCTTGAGGATTATGAGGATGTGGCAACTCTTAACAAATGGTTTATTGCCAATTATCCAATGGGTAGATCTGATATTTCTGTAATTAGTCATGATCCTGAAAAGGGTTATATCTTGGTGCAAGCGACCTTGTGGCGAGATGCAACAGATTCAGCACCGGCAGTTAGCAACATTGCCTTTGGATCAAGGGAAACATATATGGCTAATATGAAAAAATGGTATGTAGAGGATACAGCTAGCAGTAGTTTGGGAAGGGCAATAATAATTCTAAAAGGATCAAATAAGACTGCTACGAAAGACAGCATGGAAACTGTCAAGGCAGATCAATCTTTTAAGGAAAAGTTAGAGAGCCGCCAAAATATGTATGGCAAGGCAGGATCTAAGTCAGCACAAATTGAAACTATTCTAAGAGATAGTTTTGCAGCTGATAAACCTGTTGATCCGGTTGTATGGTCTGTTGGCGATGTTGTTGCTGAGATTGGTTCATCAATTCCTAATGAGCCACCGGCATGTCAGCATGGTCAAATTCTGAAAGAGGGAATCTCTAAAGGAGGCAAGCCATATTATGGTTATGTTTGCAAAGCAAAAGAATGCCCACCTTCTTGGGCAAAACTTACAGCCAATGGGAAATGGTATTTTGAAGGAGGTGAATAAATGGGTGAATTACAAATCATTGACGGCTCTGGTCTAACTGCAACTTTTACAGATGATGGAGTTAAGGTAGAGCCATCAACAATTAAATGCGACACTTGCAATGATGACAGATTACTTCATGAGGGCGATCTGCTTCGATGCTAT